GTACTTGCTAGGGCGGCGATTGATCCTCTTTATAAAGGCACAAGCTTACATGACGCTCTGGGTGTTTTGGGCGCCACAATATCAGATCTTATTAGACAAGCTGCAGTAAGCGATCCAGCTTTAAAGAAAAACATACCGTCAATATTAAATGGCATTAAAAGCACTTGCGAGCGAGCGCTTCACGATTGTTTTTCTAAGTGAGAGGGGTTAAGTAATGAGCGATAAGGGCGGCAGAAGAATTATAGAAGTAGATGATAAGTTGCAAACTGAAGTAATGAGTGACCTTAAAGCCGTGATTCAAAAGGTAAGAGACATCGTTAAAAAATCTGATTGCACAAAAGAAATGCACCTCAATCCAAACCATAACAGAGACTACAGAGAAGACTTTATGGTGGCCTCTTCAATAATTGATAATGTTATCATGGCGACATTTTCAGATAAGGGAGTACAAATGGATGTGCTCCTTACATTGTTCGGGTCATCAATCATTGAGATTCTTGTAAAGGCGCATGTTATAGCAGGGACGCCTAGAGCAACCATGGTTAAGCAGTTAGACATCTTTAAAGAAAATATTATGAAGGCAGATGCCTTGAGGCATGTTAAGTGATGAATATAAAACAAGATCCGCGTTACGCTGAAGTCAATCAAGAAGTAACTAATACTTTTGATAAGCTAAGGGCCATTGTTGATGATAGTGAAGTCATAAAGCAGATGGTTAGAAATCACCACGTCAAAGACTACAGGGCGGACTTTATGGCTGGCGCTTATTTTATACATCAAGTTATCTGTGAGCTGTGCAAAGAACATGTTCCAATAGAGATGATTTTAACTCTTTTTGGGGCAGAAATAGGGCACTGCTTTAGAGAAGCGCAAGAACAAGCGGGAATGTCAAAAGAAGCCATGATCCAATATTTAAACAAAATGAGAGACGATATAATGGGTAGTTCTTATGTTAACAAGGTGAACTAGATGACAAAACCAACCTATGGCACCCTTATGACAAAACCAACCTATGGCACCCTTATGGAGGCGCTAGCTATTTTTAACGATCCTAGATATTTTCCAGAAGAGTATCCAGGCCTATACACGCGAGAAGAAAAAGAGACGCAGGTTATCAGGAAGATATTAAGAAAGAGGGGTGTTGTTAGGTGAATATCATATGATCATTTATCTAAAATAATAATGTCCCCATTAATATCATCCATAAAATGGATCCGCTCACCATTATCAACTCGTTGATTAACAGGAACCCAGGCTTCAAGGAAGTTAATAGAATAGACGCAAAGGCTTATAGATAGAAGACTGCTTAAAATTAAAGTCACTTTCGATTCCTCTCCATAAGCACAGGGAATGCCATTGGCTGCCCTGTAAGCTCGGTTAGAATTTTTCTTAATGCTTCTAGCTCTCTGTCCATCTGGTTAAGCTCATCAATATTTTTCTGACGATAGATGGTTAGCTTATCGATTGCCTCTGTTAAAAATTTAATACTTTCAGGTGATCCCTTTTCCAATGTCCGAACCATGGCTTATGTCTCCATACTAAAACTGACGTAGGCTTACAATAAACGCAGAGCTGGTCATTTGTCCACTGTGACGCACAGGTTATCCACAGATCGGCTTAATAACCCGGTGGATAACTATATGTCGGAAGAAAAAGGGGCCATCCATGGCCCCGGACAGTGACTTAAAAGGAGACTAAGGCGCCGAATGATGCGCCATAGCTGTTTTTGAGTGTAGGGGTTTTCTTTCCAACGCTCTGTGCGCTTTCCCATACAAACAGCGTGCGCACTTTAACTCGTGGGCTGGCAGAAAACTCAAGGCCGCCAGTAAGTCGCGGAACGCAGCGACCCACATCGATTCGATAGGCTGGGTGCTTGATGGTGTAACTCATATGAGCTAAGCCTAGGCCGCCAATAAGGTTAAGGGTTTCTTGGTTGTTTAGTGGCTTGTAGAAAAGAAGGCTGGCATGGATGGAGCGGAGCTTGCTGAGCTTTAGATGCCTTGTGATTCTGGCGGCCTGAATGCCTGCCTCTAGACCCACAAGGCTTGATACCCTTACTCCACCAAAGATATTCATTAGCGGGGCTGTTGATCCGCGCAGATCTCTATTGGTGCCTTTTAACGAGATGGTGCGCCACTGGGCGTCTAATCCTAGATAGGGTGATCCAATCTCTGTGGCACCAGCTATGAGCGGAAGACAGAGGGCGGTTGCAATAAAGATCCGTTTCATTTGCATAACTCCAAAAGATAACTAATATTTATTGAGAGTAGACAAGGATTGAATAGTTTACAAATTAGCAACACTTTATTAAATATACGGACTCCATAAAGGCGAATGGCTAAAAAAAGAGACAAGGATCTGTCTAGTGCCGAAGAAATTGTGGAAAGGATACTCAATAGCATGGAGCTAAAGTACGATCCGCCATTTCACTGCGTCCTATTATTAAAACTCTTCACCGAAGGCAGAGATATTGCCGCATTCTGCTCAAGCGCCAACATCGCTCGCTCTACCTTCTTCGAATGGCTACGTAAATACAAAGAATTCAACGTCACCTACGAACTAGCCAGAGATAAGTCACGCATGTGGTGGGAAGAGATGGCACGCATTGGTGTTACTGACACTTCGTTTAATACCACACTCTGGTCAATCAACATGCGTAATCGTTTCGGATACGCAGAACACAGAAAGATAAAAATAAAAGCATTAAGTAAAGCTGCAGGCGCTAAAGAACAACACAAAGCAATCATTGATGAGTTATCTAGTGGCAACCTAACAGGACCTGAAGCCATGCAATTATCGAATGTCATCTTAAGCGGCATTAAAGTAGAAGAGCATACAACCGTATTAAAAGACATTGAAATATTAAAGAAGTCGGCAGGCATTTAATTGAGCATTAAGTCAGATTTAGAAAAGTTGAAGCAAAAGTTTAAACCAAAGGAAGAGTTGCGAGTAATCTATGACGAAAAGGAAGCAGTTGGGCCAGAAAACATTATCTTCGTTTTATTTAGACTATAACAAGAGACGAAAGGTCATCTTTATATTTCAGCATGGCAACATGTGGTACTGCAAACTGTTTCGCGGATTCACGCATGTGATCTTAGGCTGGCGTCACGAGAATGGGTTAATGACTTTTGTTGAGCCTTGTGACAAAGCCTCTCAAGTATTGTCCCTTGATGGTAACTGGTACAACCATTTAAAGAGCACATTAAAGATCAGCGACAAGATGCGAGTACTAGAGGTAGCCGTTAATGTCACCCGGGAAAGCCGCCTTATTCATTGGCTACCCAAACGGCAATCGTGTACTACAATTGTACAATATCTAGTCGGCATTTCTTTAGGGGTGGTCACGCCTCAAGGACTATACGACAAGCTAACTAAGAAGGATTCTGGCTGGCTTAAGGAACGCGGCATCATGGAGGTTATAGAATGGGAAGAGTCGTAGGCTCAATATTAGGCGCAGGTGTAATAGGTCATATCTTTGGCGGTCATAGAAACCGAGAGCAAGCACCCGCTCCACAAGCAGCCCCTGCAGCTGCACCCGCACCCTATCAGGCGCCAGCCGCCCTTAATCAGTTTAACGCCGATGTAGAGGCCCAGAGAGCTTCAGCACGTCAAGAGAACGAGAATCTACTAGGACAATTAGAATCAAGCCGTCGACGCAATGCCATCGGAGCTAGGCGTGCACGGCGCGGTAACTTTTTCGAAGAAGGGCAGGCTCCACAAGCACAAGCACCGCTCGCAAGGAACCTGGGCGGCTAATACAAGGATTGTATGGACATTACTTTAAATAAGCTTGAGTACTACAAGCGGCGCTATACGCGTGCTTATTCAATTTTTACGCAGTGGATTTCTATCCTACAAGCCTGCCAACATTACTGCGTGCCTCATCGTGATCTCTTTTACTACACCAACTACACTCAAGGCGCTCAAAAGAACGGCAAAGTCTATGACACTACACAAGTCGCTGCAGGCCGCTCATTCACATCCAAGCTACAAGGAACTCTAACGCCACCCGGTCAAGTCTGGGCGATATTAGAGGCGGGTACAGATTTTGACGAAGAGGATAAGGTACAAGTCAATGAGTATTTACAATATGCAACCGATACTATCTTTAATTATATTCAACATAGTAATTTTGACCTTGCTATCAATGAGTGCTATTACGACCTTCTTATTGGTACCGCGTGCCTACAGATTAATCCAGCGGATGACCAAGTGGGTGCGCCGTTCATTTGTTATTCTATTCCGCTCGCACAACTCTGCTTCGAAGAGTCTATTAATGGGTACATTGAGTCTGCCTATCGTACTTGGGGAGAAGTTCGGATCTCTGAAATTCAAATAATGTGGCCAAACGCCAAGCTGCCCCAATGGATGCTTGAGCAATTAAGAATGGATCCAAACAGCACCATCAAGAACCTATACGAGGGGGTCATCTACGTACACGGAGACAAGTTGCCGTTTAAGTACGTGCTCTGGATAGATTCTGATATTTTACTGGAAGAAGAAGACGTCAGTGGCAAATGGATCATTTTCCGATGGAGTAAAGTAAACAATGAAATATTCGGACGCGGTGTCGCCATGGAAGCTCTACCGAGCATTATGTCGCTACAAGAAATATTTAGGCTCGAACTCACGAGCGCGAACCTTAATGTATGCAAACCTTACATGGCTTATAGCGATGGTGTATTTAATCCTTGGACTTTCAGGATTGAAGCTAATACCGTAATCCCTGTCAGCCCTACATCTGGTGGTGAATGGCCAATCGCACCACTACCTGATGTGGCTAACCCCAATTTCATGCAGCTCACAGCCCAAGACCTTAGAAACCAAATCAATAAGCTCATGTTTTCAGAGCCCCTAGGTGACATCAAAGACAGCACCAAGACGGCTACCGAATTAGCTTTACGTCAGCGCCAGTTGGCAGAAGAGATAGGGCCGGCCTTCACCCGCCTGCAGCAAGAATTCATGTCCAAGGTGATACAGCGCATCATCCATATATTGCAAGGCAAAGGCCTACTAGAACCCTTAAAAATTAATGGCAATGATGTGCAATTAAGATATCAAAGCCCGCTTGTTGTCGCTCAAGGACACAAGAATGTAGAAGGCTATGTTGAGTATGTGCAAGTGATTCAAAGCATCATGGGGCCTGAAATTGCAACGATTATGCAAAACCCCATTGAGGTGCCCGTTTGGATTGGAGAGCAATTAAACATCAATAAAAAGCTGCTTCCAGACAAAGAAAGAATTAAACAGTTTTTACAACAGAAATCTGATGAGTTAAATCAACTGCAACAAGGAGCAATCAATGAGCAACGACAAGGATCCGCTAATCCCGGCGGGTGATAGTTATTTCGAAGGCCATCCAGTAGGCTTGGAAAAGCAAGCGCAAGCAGCAATGGCCGAGCGAGAAAAAGGTCAATTAGAGCTTGAACGACTTTGCTTTGAAGTATTCATTGCAAGTGAAAATGGCATTAAGTTGCGTGAGTCGTTATTAGAGCGTTTTGTAGTGCCTGGATTAGTGTCACCTCAGTCCCAAACATTCAAGCAAGAGGTCATCTATTTTGAAGGCTTTAAAGAGGCGTTCAGGGGATTGTTTGCAATGGCTGATAATCACCAAAGACGGATAGCGGGGGTTAGTAAATGACCACCGATGCCGTCTGGTACATAGATGAAGGCGTGCCTGGTTCTGGGCCTCGGCCTGATTACCTGCAGCCTCACTTTAAGTCATTGGCGGAACAAGCACGGAGTTACCCAGAGCTTAGAAAGGCTCTGGGTGCCCAAAGTGGCGCGCCAGAGAAGTATGACGTGACAGAGTTCGAAAAAGAGGTCGAGCTTACCAACCCTCATCTGCAAGAGTTTCTGACCTATGCCAAAGAGAATAAATTCTCGCAAGAGGCGGTCAGTCGAACACTAAAGTCTCTGGTTCAGTATGAGAACTCATATATGCCAGATGAGACGGCAGAGGTGGCAAAGCTTGGGCCTGACGGCGAAAAAAGACGGGCTGTTATTGAGCAGTGGGCCAAGAACACGCTTACCCCTGACTCTCACAAGGTATTCGCAGGCATTCCAAAGACCGCGGATGTTTTAAAGTTTATGGATGAAATGAGGCAGAAAGCAATGACATCAAGTTCAAATCCACCCATTCCGAGCGATCATCAAACCCCCTTAAGCATCATTACAGAGGCGGATGTGCGACAAGAAATGCGTGACAATTATGACAAGTATCTCAATAACCCAAAGTACCGAGAAGAAATAGAGCGAAAGCTTAAAGTTGCAGTCGGAGAGGGTTAAGCCAGGTTTATGTGGATGGAGCAGCCCTTAAAGAAGGCTGTTGAGTGGTTTTTAATTTCCTTTTAGCCGCTATCCATCCACACCCATTTGAAATTTTATAAAACGTTTACTACAGTTAACATGTGATTGCAGCAAGCAGTTGCTAACTCAGAAAGACTGGACCGGCTCTACAGCCGCTAACCAGCTCCTAGAGACCGACAGCGAGAGCAAGAAACAAGGATTGTTTTTGTTTTCATATAGAGGAGTCTCTAGGTATGTCTTTATCCCTAACTAACGTCCAACAGGTCGAATTTGACGAACTAGTCAAAATCGAATATCGTTCGCGCGGCTTTTTATTGCGCGACTCAGTGCGTCTTCGAACAGATGTTATCGGTAACACGGTTCAGTTCAGACGCGTTGGTCAAGTAATCGCAAACCCAGTCGGGTATCAGGCGGTTATTAATATTCAAGATCCAGGCTTTGTCGCTCTGACTGCTACTTTGGTTAAGTACGCTGCAGGCACGGGTGTGGACGAAATTCAAGACTTGACCGTCAACTTTGACACAAAGCGCGAATTAGCAATGATCGTCGCAATGGCAGTCGGACGCCGTTCTGACCAAATCGTTATCAACGCTGTGAACGCAGGTGCCGGTCAAACCATCGTAGACGGTGGCACCAACATGTCATATGCGAAGCACAGACAAGTGTTGCAATTCTTCGAAGCCAATGCAGTGCCAACGGGTGAGCGGTATTTAGGAATCTCAGCAAACGGCTTAAGAGCATTGCTTGCAGACGATCACTACACGTCACGCTTCTTCACTTCAAATGATGCAGTAGTCGATGGGCAGCTTAACTACAAAGAAGTATTAAGCACTAACGTACGAGTCATCCCTGATATGTCGGAAGGCGGTCTCGTTAAGGCTGGGAACATTCGTAACAACTTAGCTTGGCACAAAATGTCAACCGGCATGGGTGTTGGCCAAGATATGCGCGTCGAAATCCACTACTTACCTCAACAAACAACTTGGTTCATTAATGGACTGTTCTTTGCTGGAGCTGTGGTTGTCGATCCCCGCGGCGCTTTCATCATCCAATGCGACGAAACCGTCAACCCATAAGGAGTAATTGTCATGGCTTTTATTTTACAGAACTTGACCAAGTCATCGTACGGTAACAATACCGACTTTACGATCAATTGGGCAGTAACCCCCGGTACCCTTTTAGCAAAGGAAGGCGGACCTTCATCCTACTTGTATCAGTCAGCAACCGATACGCAAGCAGTGATAGCGGCCGCCAACTACTTTAACATCGACTCCGTAAGCGGTGTGGATGCTACCACCACCTTTTGCGCAGGCGATACCATCACCGCTATCGACTCAACCGGTGTTAGACAGGAATATACCATCGCTAGCGTTACCTACGGACCAACAGGGGTAGTAACCCTTGCGGCTCCCGGTGGTACGCAAAACGTAGTGGTGACATTGACCGCCGCTCAGTTTCTAGGAATGGAAGCAGCGCCAGTTCAGGTCATCCCCGCACAGGGCGCCAATAAGCTTATCCGAGTTCACGACTTTTCAGTCGAAGTGGTCTTCGGTGCGGTGCAATTGGCTAACGGTGGCGCTGTAGGCTTGGAATACGGCAACACGGCAGTTCTAGCAGGGCCTCTGGCATCAGCAACGATAGCCGCCGCCGGCTTCACTGGCGCCGCCG